AAACGCTACCGCAGATCAAACAGCCGCAGAAATTCTCACTGCCCTCCTTACCGTTGATGGTACTGGTACTAACCTTGATGCTGATCTTCTTGACGGAAATGAAGCTAGCGCATTCGCAACGTCAGCGCAAGGAGCTTTGGCAGATACCGCTTTACAATCTGAAGCAAACGATTTATCAGCGGCTGTAACATGGGCTAATGTGCCTAACGCAAACATTACTGAAGGATCTGTAACTCAACACCAAACGGCTTTGAGCATTGCAGGATCACAACTTACTGGAACTATTGACGGCGGGACATTCTAAATGGCAAGTACAATTAAACTTAAAAGAGGTTCAGGAGCACCCGGAGCAGGTGCTTTAGTCGAAGGTGAACCAGCATTTGACTTAACAAACAAACGGCTGTACACAGAAAACTCAGGTGGTACAGTTATTGAAGTAGGTACAAACCCTACTACAATTACTATTCCCGCTGGAACGATTGACAACACTGTCATTGGCGGTACAACAACAGCCGCAGGTAGCTTTACAACACTACAGGCTGACACAAGTCTTAATGTAGACGGCACAGCCACTACTAATGGTCTGACTGTTGATGGTGCAAGCGCACTGTCAATAACTAACAATGCCGCTTATTCAGCTACCGCATATCCTAGTGAAATATTTGAGGTGCGAAATAGAAGCACAACAGCGGGAACTGATGCTTCATTAGCGTTTCGTGCAGATGGTGATGGAGGTTCTTCCGCTACAGGTGCAATTAACCTCGTACAAACGGCTAATGGATCAGGCGACTTTGCGTTTCAGAATCGTAACGCAGGAACGCTAGGGGAGACACTTAGGATAACCAGTGACGGCAATGTTGGCATAGGTGCTACTGCACCATCTCAACTTTTACACATAAAAAGCACCGCTGGTACGGACGGGCCTTATCTGCGTCTTGAACGGCCTGACTCTGGTTCTGAAGGAACAATCTATATTGGGGCTGAAAGTGCCGTTAATACAATCTATAGTCAAGGCGATGGTAATGCCGCTAAAGACCTTAGGGTTGTTGTTGGTAATAGCACAGAAGCCATGCGTATTACTAGTGCTGGTCGTGTCATTTTTGGTGATCCTGATGGCGATATATCAGGGTTAGTTTTCACAGGTTTGGCCACAACAGATCCTGTAATTAATACCAACGCAACTGGCGCAGAATTTGTTGCGTATCGCACTGATAACGCTGTTAATAGCGGTGATTTCATTGGAGCGTATTTGTTTGGCAACGATGACAACGATGCAACAGAAGATCATTTTGCAGGAATGTGGGCAAAAGCCACCGGCACTGCGGGCAGTATGGATTTGCACTTTGCCGCAGGAAAAGCTGGGTACGAAGCTGATTCGCCTCAGATGACCATCGACTCGTCTGGCAAGGTTGGCATAGGGACTACTGCACCTGCGGAAATGCTTGAGGTTTACAACGCTACCTCGCCCGCTATCCAGTTAAATGACGGGGGTGATTACAAATCTATTGTGCGTCTGGCGGGCAATGATTTAGAAATACGAGGCTCTAGTGGTTCAATGGAGTTTTACACTGGGGCGGCTGATGGTGATTCATCGACCCAGCGTATGACTATTACCAGTGCTGGCGATGTCAGCATACCTACTGGTGACCTAACTATTGGAAGTGGTCAAGCAGACGGGGTTATTCTTGAACTGTCCAATACAGACTCAGTGTCTAATGGACTTCAGATTCAATTATCTGGCAACGGGAAAGACGTATATTTCTGGAACCATGAAAATGCGGCAATAACTTTTGCAACGAACAATGAAGACCGTATGATTATTACCAGTGGTGGCGCATTGCGAGTTGGAGCGAACCTTACAAGTACAATCACAGGATTAAATACAACTGACTACCTCATGGCATCTGGAGGTGCAGGTGGCGAAGTTGTTGCTATGCGAACAGACGATGCAGTAGCGGCTGGGGACTTTTGCGGTGCATTTGTAATTGGCAACGAAGATTTAACTAATACAGAAGATCACTACTGTGGCATGTGGGCAAAATCTACCGGGACTTCTGGTCATATGGATTTGCACTTTGCCGCAGGACTAGGTGGGTACGAAGCTGATTCGGCTCAGATGACGCTTAGTTCGGCTGGAAAATTAGGCATAGCTACTTCTGCACCTGCGCTTGACCTTCATGTTGTAGGAGCGGATGGCAATGCAGAAGGTGTCCCATCGTTCAACGCAGACTCAGTAGCAGTCTTCCAAAACAGTGGGTCGGCAGGTGATGCCGCCATTGTACATATCATATCTGGAACAACAGGAAATGGTTTCCTAGCGTTTGGGGATAAAGACGATTCTATAAGACAAACCATTACTGCTAATCAATCAGACGGTGATTTAAAGTTTGCCACAGGAAATGCGGCACTAGCCATGACCATTACCAGTGGTGGTAACACATGTCTTGGCACTATTACTACCCCTATGCAGGATTTTGGAGCGGATAGAACAACTTTGGCGTTGAAGGGAAGAGACGCTACTGACTACTCTGTGATTCAGATGGGCAATGGTGGAACTTCAGGCAACGATCAGCTTCACGGTCAACTCGCTTTTTATGACGTTCATTCAGGCTCTGATCTTCGGGTTTCAGCAATAAGTTCATTGAGGGAAATTTCAACAAATAGTTCGTATCTTACTTTTGGAACAAGTCCAGGAGCCGCAGGTCTAACGGAAGCAATGCGGATTGACCGGGCTGGCAATGTCTTGATTGGGCGGGAGATAGCGGACGCGGCAACAGATCATGGGTTTAACGTATATGGCACTGGTCAGCTATATATCTATTCTAGCTCGTCAGGCGATTCAGACGTTATTCGTGGACACGACGCGTCAGGTGCTAACACGTTTGCGATAGATGGAGATGGAGATTATTTAGACTTATCTGATGAGCGTAAAAAAGAAAATATTTCTGATATGGACGGTGGCCTTGCAGAAGTCATGCAGTTGCAACCTAGAAAGTTTGATTGGATTGCATCTGGCGAGCATGTTGCATCTGGATTTATAGCTCAAGAAGTGCAAGAGGTTTTCCCATCTGCTGTTGTAGAAAACGATGATGGCTTTTTGATGATGAAGAATAAGCAATTAATTCCCTTGCTGACTAAAGCACTACAGGAAGCAGTTGCTCGCATTGAAACACTAGAAGCGGCAGTTACCGCATTACAGGGAGAGTAATGGTAGAAATCAAGCCTTGGTTCGGGCCAATTAAATGGTACATGAAACTCTGTAGGTTCCAAGGCTGGACTTCGTATTGGAATACTATTTATCTCGATCCTAAGTATCTAACTGATGAGCGTTTGATACGCCATGAAATGACGCACATAAAGCAAATGGAAGAAGAAGGTAAGTTTAAATTTACTTGTAGGTATCTTTGGTGGACGTTGAAGTACGGCTATCAAGACAACCCTTATGAAGTAGAAGCTAGAGCCTCAGAAGAATTTAAACCTTAATGAAGATGGGGCAGAATCAAGACATGGAATTGGAAACACAAGCGCACCTTGAGAAACACGAAGCTGAGTGTCTACTACGTTATACCTATGTACAAGACAAACTATGCAGTCTTGACAAGCGACTATGGAGACTTGAAGCTATGGTTATGTTGAATGTAGTTGCCGTTATAGGCGCAGTGCTTGCTGTTTTATCGCAGGTAAACTAAGTGATCCTCGAAGCCATTGCGGTGGTGCAGACTGCCAATGTTGCAATTGGCACAATCAAAGAACTAATAGGAAATGGTAAAGATCTAGCAGACTGCGGTAAAGAACTAACAACGTACTTTACAGCTAAATCTAAAATTCAATTAGGCGCACANGCTACAGGTTCAGGAAACGATTTAGAATTATTTTTAAGCCTTGACAAACTCAAGCAACAAGAGTACGAGCTCAAGCAGCTTATGATATACACCGGACGTTCAGGCATGTGGAATGACTGGATTCGTTTTCAAAATTCACAGAAGAAACAGAGAGACAATGATAAACAGCAGATTGCCCTTAAGAAAGCCAGCCGAAGAAAAAAGATTGTGGATTGGACTATTGGGATTGCTGTTGCCATTGCCGCCCTTTCTGCTATTGGCTTATGCTTTTACATCTTATATTGGGTAGTAACGACTAAAGGTAAGTAACTATGGTAACTGTAATGGGTATTGTATTTGTTTTCTTGTCTCAAGGGGTAACTCAGTTTCAAGAAGTTAGAAAATATGATTCTTTGGACGCTTGTTGGAAAGATGCAAAGGTTGTAATGCAAGACAAAAAGTCTCCATATCACATGGCATGCGTTCCACAGTTTATCAAAGGGACTAGTACATGATTGGTTTAGTGACAGCAGTAACAAGTCTAGCAGGAACCTGGGTTAAGGGGAAGGTAGAATCGAGCACAGCTATATCCCAAGCCAAAGCATCCGCATTGACCACAGCAGCTCAGTCAACAGCCGATTGGGAACGGATCATGGCAGAGTCAACAAAGAACAGTTGGAAGGACGAGTGGTTAACTATTGTCTTCTCAGTGCCGCTAATACTTGTGTTTATACCAAGCATGGTTCCACACATACAAGCAGGGTTCACTGTTTTGACTTCTTTGCCTGAGTGGTATCACAACGTATTGTTTTTAATTGTTAGTGCTAGCTTCGGTGTCAAAGGTGTCACTGGTGTAATCGAAAAAATAAGGAAATAACTATGATGTACGGTAAGCAAGGCCCAGCATACAAGACTGAAAAGAAGCCCGCTAAAAGGAAAGCCATGAGTAATCCTAATAAAGACTCTGGCACTATGTCATGTACTTCTAAAGGTATTCGGGGCTACAAGTAATGGCTAAGGGCATGAAGCATTACTTTAAAGACGGCAAAGAGCACAAGGGATCTACACACAAAGATCCTAAAGGAAGGCTTATGTCAGGTGCAAAGCATACTTCAACAAGTAAGTATCTGTTTCACTTTAAAGACTTGTCAAAGACTGCACAAAAGAAGGCTAAAGAATAATGGCTACTCCTACAAACAAGTCTTTGTATAGCCGTGTAAAAGCAGAGGCTAAAAAGAAATTTAAAGTATGGCCTTCTGCGTATGCTTCAGGATGGTTAACCAAGGAGTACAAGAAACGTGGCGGCAAGTACACGTAAGCCTAAAGGCGGCTTAACTAAATGGTTTAAAGAAGATTGGGTTGACCTGAAGACAGGTAAAAAATGCGGACGCAAGAGTGCTAAAGGTTCATCTAAGCGTCCTTACCCTTCTTGTAGACCTAAAGCTGTAGCTGACAAGATGACTGCAGCAGAAAAGAAAAGCAGTATAAAACGTAAAACATCTTCTAAGCCTATTAAGCATAAAGTCACTGCATCAGGAAAGCGTAGGAAATGATAAGAAAATCTTTTGGGCAAACACTAACAGCTACCCCTACAGCTATTTACACAGTCCCTACAAATAAGAAAGCTGAATGGGTACACGCTTACATTACAAACGTATCAGGCTCTAACGGTACTATTGATATGTCTGTCAATGGGCTTCAATTGTTAAATGACTATGCTGTCTCTGCTAAAGACTTTCTAGATATTGGTGGTACTAGCAATAGTTTTGTAATAATAGAAGCAGGACAAACAATTACAGCCAGTGCAACACAGTCTATGGCATTAGTTGTTTCGCTTATAGAATACAACGATATTATCCAAGGAGGTTAAGGTGGCTATTAAGTACCGTGGAGAAACATTTAGTGGCTACAATAAGCCTAAGCGTACTTCAGGTAAATCTAAGAAGTTTGCTGTGTTAGCCAAACAGGGCGATAACGTTAAGTTAATTCGTTTTGGTGACCCTAACATGACTATTAAGAAAGATCAGCCAGCAAGACGTAAGAGCTTCCGTGCTAGACATAAATGTGACACAAGTCCTCCTAGTAAGCTAAGTGCTCGCTATTGGTCTTGCAAGAAGTGGTGATCTGATGGGTTGGTTAAGTGATATTACAGATGATTTTTTAGGTCTTGATGACACTGGTGGTATACTTGGATCAGTTGAGACTGCACTAACAAATCCTCTCAAATCCTTTAGAACCGCTAAAGAAAAAATAATAGATGACGTTGCTGGAATAGATGACAGTGGTGGAACATTAGGATCTATTGTTGCCTTAGGTGAAAACATTGAAGACTCGTTGCGTGAAGGCATTGAAGATGTTGACGCTGCGTTACAAAATAAATATGTTAGATCTATAATTAAACTTGTTTCCACTGTTTCTCCTGATCCATTTACACGGGGCGTTGCAACTTATCTAGATGCTTATGCAACTGTTGATTCAGGTGAAGATTTATCAGCGGGGCAGGTTCTTGGATTAGCAACTAGTACGGCTGGTATGTACAATGCAAGTCAAGAAGCCGCAACAACAGGTGGTGCTGGGTTTGATGATATTGACGCAGGAACAATGCCCGTTAATGTTGAACCTACAACGTTTTCAGATGCTGCTCGTCTTGCCTCAAATCAAACAATAGGGCAGATACTTTCAGTTGGTGCGGAGGTTGCTGATGGTGCTGAGTTCTCTGATGCGGTCTTTAATGTTTTCCAGAAAGATTTAGTTGCAGGATTAACAGGTGGTGTTGCTAATGATTTTGAGTTAGACCCAGACGATGTAGAGGCCTTAACCAACACTCTAATCGACTATACCGAAACTGGCGAACTTTCTACAGCCGTTGCAAACAACCTTGGTGACTTTACTGCTAAACATGTCTTTAATTTACCCATTGATACAGAAGGCCCATATACTCAAGATACAACAAACAAACTTGCGGCTGTTAAAGCAGGGCTTCAAGGACTTGAGTCATTAGACCAAGGTGAGAACTTTGGTGAGGCTGTTTTTAATGCAGCAAACACATACTTTACTGAAGAAGGTGAACTAGATCTTGTAGCCCTGTCGAGAGATAAAATATCAGGATTTGGAGTTGATCTTGAGAATATCTTTTCAGGACTAACTGGAATAGACTTGCCTGACTTACCTGAGCTTCCTGACTACAACTTCCCAACTGTTGAACTTGCTGGTAAGTATCTTTTGGATAACGGATGGGGCTTTGATGACATTACAAAACTTCCGGGTTTTGAAGGCATAGATCTTAATCTTGATCTTGGTGTGGAGTTAGGCAACTTACAGTTTAATCCGGGAGATTTTGATGGGGACTTTGGTAATTTTGATATAGTGCTTCCTGACAGAATAGACATGGACTTACCAGATTTAAGTATTGGTACTGAGATTACTTTACCAGATGCTCCAGAAATTACCAAAATAGAACTACCTAGTTTTTCTATTCCTGAGATTCCTGAGGTAGACATAGAAATTCCTGAGATAGACCTAGAGGCTCCTGAGGTTCCTGAAGCTCCTGAAGTAGACATAGAAACCCCTGAAGTAGATATTGATTTAGATTTAAATTTACCTAGTAGACAACTAGCTCGTTTTGCAGGGTTGTTAAAAGATGATGAAGAAGAAGAAAAGAGAGCATTACAAGAATATAAGTTTGCTCAAGGATTACGAGACTTAGGAACAATTGACATTCCTACATAAGTTTTACTTGACAAACAATCAAATATAGTGTATACTGAGGTATCAAATGAATTATTTACAAATAGTAAACAGTGTGATGGTAAGGCTTAGGGAGACTAAGCCAGCAACTGTTGCGTCTACAAGTTACTCTCAGTTAATAGGAGAGTTTGTCAATGATGCTAAAAGGTACTGTGAAGACGCTTGGGATTGGTCAGCACTTAGAACTACTCTGGTAGCTACCACTCAAGAAGATGTCTTTAGTTATGTCCTTACTGGTTCTGGTCAGAGAATTAAAGTCTTGCGTGTTATTGATGATACAAACAATCGGACACTTCAGTACCAAACATCTGCTTGGATGTCAAATGCGTACCTAGCTGGTACAGCACCTAAAGCACCTCCATCGTACTACAGCTTTAACGGTGTTGATGCTAATGGAGACACACAAGTAGATTTGTACCCTAAACCAGCAGGGGTTTACACGTTAAACTTTGAATCGGTTCTTCGTACTGATCGTTGGGTTTATGAAGATGGTGTTGACGATGCTACTGAATTAACGATACCTAGTGACCCTGTGATTCAATGGGCCTATGCTTATGCGTTACGTGAACGTGGTGAGTCAGGCGGTCAATCAGCACAAGAACAAGTCTTATTCGCTCAACAGTCCCTATCCGATGCAATAGCCTTAGATGCACAAAAGCACCCTGAAGAAACCATCTGGACATATGTGTAATGGCTCAACAACTTAACAACATTACAATTGCTGCACCGGGCTTTGCGGGTATCAATACCCAAGATAGCCCGATTAGCTCAGGCACTGAGTATTGCTTGATTGCTGAGAACGCTGTAATTGATCAGTTTGGACGCATAGGTGCTCGAAAGGGCTATGAAGTCAAGACAACAAGTAACACCGCATTAGGAACTGCACCACTACAAGGTATCTTTGAGTTTTTAGATACTGACGGTAGTTTAATTACTGTGGTGACAGGCAACAACAAGATCTTTAAGGTAACTACTGTTACTGTTACTGATGATACACTGGTAGACATTACTCCTGCTGGAGCAAGCATTACTGCAGACAACTGGAAAGGTGTTACCTTTAATGGTTTTCTTTTCTTATTCCAAGCTTCTCAAGCTCCTATCTACTACGATGGAACCACTTGTGCGCTTGTCTCAGCCCACGCAAACTACTCAGGCACTGTACCTACCGGAAATGAAGTTATTGCTGGCTTTGGGCGTTTATGGGCGGTTAACGGGGCTAAAACAACTATCTTCTGGTCAGACCTACTGAACGGGTTCTCTTGGGATGAAGGTAGCTCAGGTAGTATCAATCTTAACAAAGTGTGGTCAGATCAGTCCGATGAGATTCAAGCACTAGCTACTCACAATGGTTACTTGATTATCTTTGGTAAACGTCAGATCCTTATCTACCAAGGCCCAACAGACCCTGCTACAATGTCATTAGTAGATAGTATTAGTGGTATTGGTTGTCTTGCTAGAGACAGTGTACAGAACACTGGACAGGACTTAATCTTCTTAGCAGACTCAGGTGTCCGTAGTTTCAATCGAGTCATTCAAGAAAAGTCATTGCCTATGCGTGACATCTCTAAGAATGTACGAACAGACCTAATGGGATTAGCTTTGATTCAATCAGCACCTATTAAGTCTGCTTACTCTGAAGATGAAGCTTTCTATTTACTCAGTTTCCCTACCAGTAACGCTATCTATTGTTTTGATATGCGAGGTGCGTTAGAAAACGGGAGCCACAGAGCAACGCTGTGGACGGGTATTACCCCTAGAGCTTTCTGTACTAAACGTAATGGTACATTGTTGTTTGGAGATAATAATGGTCTTGCTGAGTATAAAGGTTATAACGATAACACAGCGACTTACAACTTTAGTTACTTCTCTAGTTACCTAGACTTTGGTGCTCAATCAAATCTTAAGTTTCTTAAGAAGCTCAACATTACAATCATTGGCGGGCAGAATACAACTGCCACGCTTAACTGGGGTTATGATTATACCTCTGCTTACAGGACAGAAACTTTTAACTTTGTTTCTGCTAACTTAGCTGAGTATGGCGAAGCGGAATATAATACAGCAACTGCTGAATATAACGCTAGTGTGGTTATTCAAGAACCAAGAGTAAACACTAGCGGTTCGGGTACTGTTGTGCAAATAGGTCTTACAGCCTCAATAAACAATGCTCCATTTTCTATTCAAAAAATTGACATACACGCATTACTAGGAAGGATTGTCTAATGGCAAATTATACTAAAACCGTTAACTTTGCGGCTAAGGATACGCTTGCTTCAGGCAATCCAGCCAAAATTGTCAAAGGTACAGAGATTGATACTGAGTTTAATAATATAGCAACTGCAACAAACTCAAAATCAGATACTGCAGGGCCAACATTTACAGGAACAGTTACAATGTCTACATTAAATGTCACAGGCACAACCNATGTTGGCACANTTGACGGAGGNAGNTACTGATGGGTGATTTTATTGATGGTGTTGGTACGTTTTTTTCAAACAACGAAGGGCTGTTTAAAGACTTAGGAAACCTTGGATCAGCTTATTATGCTTATGACGCTGGGAAGGGTATTCAAGACTACCTTAAAACATTAACACCCGGAGCAGACCTTGCAACTATAAGAGACTCAGCCCTAGGTGAAATAGGGTTTACTCCTTACTCAATCACAACTGGTATGGGAACAGGCTCTATTGATCCTGTAACTGGGCAGTACTCGTCTGTATTAAATCCAGAGCAACAGGCTATGCAAGACTCTTTGTTTGCACAGGCTAATACTTTATCAAGTACTGCAGGGCCAACAGGAGCAGAACTCTATGAGCAAATGCAAGCCGCTAGAGCACCTCAGAATGAACAACAAAGGTTAGCCTTAGAAAACCGTCTAGCCGCTCAGGGACGCTTAGGTACGCAGACAGCGGCCTTTGGTGGTACTCCTGAAGCACTAGCCCTAGAGAAAGCTATTCAGCAGACACAAGCTACTGATTACTTAGGTGCTCAAAGTCAAGCAGGACTGTTAGAGCAACAACGTCTTGGAAACATCTCAGGTTTATTAGGTGCTGCCTACAAGCCAGAAGAGAACATCCTTACATCAATGCTTGGGCTATCTCCACTGTCTAATCAAAACCTACAATCAGACCTTGGACGTTCTCAGTTGTATCGTGATTTAGGTATTGCTGGTGTTGAATCTGAAACTGCATTGGGTGGTCAAGTTGCTGGACTTGAGGCAGATCGTCTTAGAGCGTTTGCTGAAGCACTTCAAGGATACTTTAGCACTGCTGAAGCAAATCAGTTGCCATTAAGCATTAACAACGTAATTAACAGCTAATAGGAAATAATCATGGCTGAATCAATGTTAGCTAACTTGCTTAAGACACCTCAACAAGTGCGTCAAGAGCAGGAAGTAAAATTAAGACAAGAGGCAATGCAACGTGCAAGTGCTATAAAAGCTCCTCAAGGAGCTTCTACCGCACTACCGGGTATCTTTGCAAGTTTAGCAAGGCAACAAACCGTTGCAGGTGCTAATGATATGAATACAATAGCTAGAGGTCTTGGGCAGGGTGCTGGAGGCCTCTTACAGGCCGCAGGAGCGCCTGAGGAACTCTCTAGAGCCGTAGGGCAGCTTGGGACTACTCCTGAGGAGCGTAGGGCCGCACAGACGCAAGGAGTTATGTCTGACTATAAACCCGGCAACCTTCAAAGTATGAAAGCAACTTATCAGATGCTTAAGGATCAAGGTGCTCCTGCTGGAGCTTTAATACAAATTGCAGGTCAAATTCAAAAACAAGAAGCTTTAGTTCGTGAAAAACTTAAAGAAGAAAAAGGCGACCAAGCTGCTTATAGGTATGTTTATAACTACAGTCCAGAAGTTGCGGAGTTATTGGCAAATGGCGGTATTGAAAGGAAAGATGCTGTAGATATTGCTCGTAAAGGTCAAGAACCTATGATTGTGGGTGACAGTCTTTTGGTTAAAGATCCAAAGACAAAAGAATTTGAAGTTAAATTTGCCCCTCCACTAAAACCCGGGGCTACATACACACTGTTAACTAATGCTGAGAAAAAAGCACAGAATTTACCGACTGAAGTACAGTACCAAAAGAATAGTGTAACTGGAAAAGTTGAAGCACTTAAAGGAGCGCCTAGACCAACTGATCTTAATGCGCCTACAGGTTATCAATATACTTACGAAGTAGGTTCAGACGGTAAATCAAGAATCACAGGTGCTACGGTTATCCCCGGAACTCCCCAAGCAGACGAGCTTGAAGCACAGAAAAAAGTTGTACAACAAGGATTTAAAAACAAAGGATCTGTAGTCAACATTGTAACCCCTGCTGTAGACAGTGCTATTGCTATTGTTAAGAATCCTGATGCGTGGGCAACTGGAAAGTCGGGGGCGTTTGTTGAAGCAATTGGTAAAGCAACAGGAGGTGTTGCTAGTGCAAATACTCCTAGATTAGCCTTACAAGAAACAATTAATACAATTAAAGCTAACGTAGGTTTTGATAAACTACAAGCAATGCGAGATGCGTCACCAACAGGCGGTGCATTAGGACAAGTATCTAACATAGAATTAAGACAGTTAGAAGCAAGTCTTGGTTCTTTGAACCCTAACCAAGACAAAGAAACATTGTTAAAGAATCTTAACACCGTTAAAGCACAGTATATTTCTGCGGGAACAGCTATAGCCAATGATTTAACCGATCAACAGTTAATTCAAGCAGGATTAGCGCAGTTTATTCCTTTTAGAACGGCAACGAAAAACGAAGACGGAACATACACACAACTTGAAGAAAAGGCAACGCCTGACAAACCTTCAACATCTGCATCAACAGGCACGTTTAATCTTAATAACCTACCTGAGGAAGTTCAAAATGCTTGGGGACAGTTTACGGATGCAGAAAAACGCTCGTTTGGGTGGACGGGCTAATGGAGTATACTCAAGAGCAACAACAAGCATTAGCTTTGGCACGAGTTAGGAAGTTAAATGCAACCCCTAGCCCGCCACCTGCAAGCATGCAAGCACCTGAAGAAACTTTAGATCCTGAAGCATTAATGATGGTTGATTCAGGTATGCGTTCTGACCCTCAAGAGGTTAAAGCTGTCGTTCGTAATGTGCTACAAGGGTTTACTTTTAAATCTTCAGATGAAATAGAAGCGGCCCTTAGATCTACGTTTGGTGAACAAGGGTACAACGACAACATTGCAACAATACGTCAAGAAATGAAAGCGTATTCTACGGCTAAACCAAGAGCGGCTTTAGCACAAGAGGTTGCTGGAGGTTTAATGTCTCCCGGTGGATACCTTAAAGGGCCAAAGTACATCCAACAAGCCGCACCTCTTGTTCGTGGAGGGGCAAAAGGCGGTACTGGTGGTTTTGTTTATGGTGTGGGTGGTGCTGAAGGAGACTTGTCCAACCGTGTTGAAGAAGGTTTTGTAGGTGCGGGTATTGGTTTATTCATCGGTGCTCCTTTAGAAAAACTAGCGTCTACGTTAGGAAATGCAGCAATCAACTCTACTATCAATCGGCAAAAAATTGCACCTACAGTTGAAAATTTAAAAAACCTACGAGATGAAGCTTACGCAGCCGTTGACCAAGGAGTCACGGCAGTTGGCCCTGACGGAGTACAACAAATTCTGAACAGGGCTAGTGCCGCTGCACAGGCAAAAAACTACGTGACCCTTGACAGGGATATAACTGTTGTTGATCGTGCTCAGAAAATGATTGAGTCTAAACTAGAACAAGGGTTAACTTTAGGACAAGCAGAGCTCTTAAGACGTTCTTTGTTTCGTTTTGTAGATGATCCTCGTCATGGACATATTGTACGTGACATGATTGAAGAATTTGACGATGTTATAGAAAACTCATTTGCTAAAAGTGAAAGTGCCGCTATGCAACTTGCTAGGGGTGCTCATATGAAGTATGCCAAAGTACGGACACTGAATGAATTATTTGATAAGGTAGATTTGAAAGGTAAAAATGTTGCTGATGGTTACAAAGCAGTTGCTATTAAATTATTAAGCAATCCTAAACAACTTAAATATTTTACTACTGAAGAACAACAACTTTTAAATGGATTAGTTAATGGGACGTTAGGTGAAAAAACACTTGATTTCTTGGGTAAGTTTGCTCCAACAGCTAATGGCTTGATGGGAGCGGTAAACTTAACGGCTATGGCCCATAATGCTTGGTTCGCATTAGCAACACTTGGCGTAACTGGAGCCAAATTTATGTCTGATAAAAAAACAATTGCAAAAGCTAAAGAATTGATTAAGCAAGCAGGTGGTTTAAAAGCTGTACGTGAAGCATCAGAAATGCCTAACGCTGCCACTTTAGCCGTTGGTGGAATAACTGCTGACTCTATTAGACAAGAATTAGGAATCGAAATTGATGAACGGACTTCTGAATAACCTAAGTGCTAAACTGAATACAGCGAAGGAAGTTGCCAATACAGTTATGGATCAGGGCATGTTCGGTGGTATTCGTAAGGGTGCTTCTGAAACACTTAAAGACGTAGCGCAAGTCAACACCGAATTTCAAGCAGGTGAGCGTACTCCATTCGATTATGCAGTGGGTACTGGCTATGCCGCTTTAGGTAAACCCTTAGAAAAAGCAGCGTCTGCTGTAACTCCTGCTTTCATTGAAGAAAAAAGTGCTGAGATTGCTCATTTTTTATCTAACAAAACAGGACTTACGGAGTACCTTAAAACATTAGACCCTGTGAGTAAAAGACGTTTTACAGAAGCTCTTGGGCTTTTTGGGGCTGTCTCTCCGATTAAAGGTATAGGGCGAGTAGCAACACCTAATTTAGACAAAGCAAGTGCAGGTAGAGATCTTTCAAGTGCTAATGTTATTATTAACAACTACTACGATCCTAGGCAAAAATCCTACGGTGGTGAAGGTAACTGGTTAGACAATACATTAAACAAAGTGCTTCCAGATAAAGACACCACTAAGAAAGGACAAAATAAAACTCAAAATATGATCCGTAAGGGCTTAGGAATGGCAGGATGGGGTCTAAATGGTGCTAGACGAGTTGTGAGTAACTTGTTTAACCCTATGTCTCGTGCTATGTACAATGAGTATGGTCTTTCGTCAGTCTTTACCGAAACTGCACGAGCATTGAAAAAACAAATGAATAAGTTAGACCGTATGGAAAAAACTTCCACAGCAACTGATGGGCCAACCAAAACCGAACTACAGAATCAACGGTCACTTGTAGCCTCAATGATTGAAACAGCCCACTCACAAGTGCAACAAACAGCAAACATTCGCCAACAAGTAGGAGGTGCTATTGCTACTAACACTGACGTACCTATTCAGTTTGCCTTACGTGCCGCAGATCCTAATGTTCCGCAACTGTACTTTAAGAAAGCAGACTACGGTGACAACTGGTATGAATCGTCAGGAGCCACTTCAGTTCTTGATGCTGATGGTATTTCTCCTGCTCAAGCAAAGTTTGCCCAAGACCATTTTGAACAAGCATGGAAAAGTTCTGGACTTGACATGGGCAAAGCACGAGTAATTGTTAAAGCCCCTAGTTCTCGTGCTACGGGTGATCACTTTGCATCTTTATCGTCTACAGTACAACTCAATGCTATTGAAAGAGCGTTTAGACCAACAGGGCAATCTCAAGGATTCTATCGGCTTGTTACGGACGATACAGGTAAAATGAATATGCTACCTGATATTAATTCGTTAGAAAAAGCTTTAGAAAAAGCCAGAGTTCGTACTGAAACAACTAAAGGCGGGAAAGAAATTACTAGGGGTGATGCAGGTCTTAAGGCCCAAGAGAAAAACTTTAGCATCGTAGGTAAAGATAAAGAAGGTGTTTGGATTCAGTTTTCACATCCTTCAAGGGCTAAAGTTGAAGGGGGAATGAACTTACTCGTTCATGTTAAACCAAATGGTGACTTGACAGGCATGGCTTCAGACTTACACGATTTCTTCAATGAGTTACCTGTCGTAGGTGTAGGGTTAAAACAACTCATGCCAAATCAAGTACTGGCTGTTACACCTCCAATGAAAACAAATATTTTTAGTATTAGTCCTGCTAGGCGCACGAAGACGGACAACGAGAATCTTAAAGGAATTTATGGTGATAGTGTTACTGAAAAGTTTGTTGACCAACCTGCTCCGGGGTTAAGCCTAGGTGATGCTCAAACAAAAATTTTAGAAGCCGCTGATCTACGTCCAAGTATGTTAGGCGTAGCTGGTCAAGGTGTTGAGGTTGCACAAAATGCAACCTTTATGGGTCAAGTGTTAAAACCTGAGGAACAAGAGTAATAAAAAAGCCCCCGAAGGGGCAACTCACTGGAGAGTGAACTTTATAGGCTTACCAGCCCCAATCTTCGCCTTCTAGGCCTTGTGCGTTATAGTCGGTTACCCTTTTCTCGAAAAAATTCGATAAGCTAGATCCACCAAGCAACTCTTCCATCCAAGGCAGTGGATTGTTTTTGACTTTCCAATTCGGTTTGAGACCAAGCTGGATAAGTCTCCGATCAGCCAAGTATCGAATGTATTGTTTAACGTCCGTAGCTGAGAGTCCTTCCAAGTCACCAAGTTCATAAGCCAAGTCGATAACTTTGTCTTCCAACCTGACAGACATTCTAAACATGTCGAATATGTCTCTCTTAAATTCATCATTAACAATTCTAGGGTGCTCCTCTGTAAACGCTCTAAATAACTTAGCCATTCCTTCTGCGTGTTGTGATTCATCACGTACTGACCACTCCAC